CGCGAATGGTTTCGCCTGTTGAACGGTCGTCAATCTCCCAGAGCATCACCTTGATAACGCACCGCGCATCAACCAGCGCCATCGCAAGGCTATCGTCGGTCGGCTCGTCACTGCTTGCCAGCAGCTTGCCTTTGGCATTGGTGTCAATCGTGGCAAGCATCTTGCGGGCCTTGTCCCGCTTTTCTTTGCCCTTGGCTTCGCTCTTGGCGGATGGGTCCAGATCGGCAACCCACAGCTTCTGGAACACCGTCCGATTGGTGTATTCCCGTGGCTCAATGACCTGCCACTGGATTTCGACGTACTTTTCCTGCGCGTCTTTTTTGCTGGCCCACTTAACCGCCTTGATTATCGACAGGCAGTCAGAGTTGTTCGGGATCGGTTCGGAAAACCCACCGGGGATTTCGTATTCGGTTTGCGGTTTGTCTGACGCGCTGGTGTCGTCGCTCAAGTCCCAAAAGCTGCTCATTTCGTTTCTCCATTCGTGATAAATTCGGCCAGTGGGTTTTCGCCCAACTTGACTTCAAGTGGCTCAGTGATGCCGTAGGCATTTTTGCTGATGTTGCTGGCGGTCAGGTGCATGACCAATTCGCGGGTTTCGTCGCTGATCGCTTTCTTGCGTTCGCCATCGTCGCCCCGCAGCACCACACGCTGCCGCAGGAACCCAACAGCGTCCACATCATCGATGTACGGCGGCAGGCTCTTGTCATGCGTCATGCGCAGCGAATAACGGCTGTAATCATCACCATCAGGCGGGCGCACATTGCCGATTTCGGTGTGCGCCAAGAACACGACATTCATTCCCCGCTTGATGCGCATCATTTCTGCGGCATTGCGCAGTTGCTGGTGCTTTGCGGCCAGTGCCGAGAACCCGGCACCATACCCGCCCATCGCGCTGTTGATGGATTTGGCGCGGCCATCTTGTTTCAGGATCGACTGCACGAACATCCGGTCGGCTGCGCTGATCGTATCAATTACGCATGTCTTGAAGTCGTGCGGCTCGTGGATCAGGGCTTTGAGTTGATCCCACAATGCGTCCTCGTTGCGGATCGGCGGCAGTGCCTTTGGCCGGAACGCTTCAGGGATACGCGCAACCCCATCCTCGGCGCGGACAAAGATCGGGTTTGGGAATGTTGCCGCCAGGCTGGACTTGCCAACCCCTGCGTCACCGCAAATCGTGATGATCTGCGGTCCGGTTGTAGGCACAAATGCCTGTTCAAGAATGCTCATTCTTGTCTCCTATGGTTGGGGCTTTGCCCCTGCGTGGCAGCGACACGCTTCAAACGCTGCAATTGCATCCTTGCACATTTGCTTGCGCCTGTGCAATATATAAATTGCAACAAAGCAAAGAAGGAACGCAAAATGCTACATATTGACGAAATCCGCGCGGCGCTACAATTTATGGTGCTGTCCGACGTTGCCGAGGCAACCGGCGTGAACCGCAACACTCTTGCGCAGATCAAGCGCGGCGAAAGTCGCAACCCGTCCCACAAGTCAATCGTGGCGCTGAGTGTCTTTATAAAGGGTCTGACCAATGCCGAGTGATGATCACCTGACCGACGAGGAGCGGGTTGAGTTTCTCTGGCGGGCGCTGGGCGCTTGTATGCGTCGGGATGCCAAGCTGACCATCGCCACATTGACGCATTTCTTGGAGTATCACAGCGCTGGTTATCCTGACGTCCCGCTAATGCTGGAGCGTGTCAGGGATGATGCAAAGATGTGGGCGCTTGCTGCGACGACGGTTGAAATGGAGGCATATATTGCGGCGGCGATCATGGAACTGGAGGTTTCGCCTCTGACGGACAAGGCGGCAAAGCGCATTGCGGTTCTGGCATTCAAGACGATGAACGCTGAAACCAGATCGAAATTCAAGGGATGGGTGGCGACACAATGAGCGAAGCATGGAAACTGGCCGATTATAATGTCGGCAAAAGCTACGACGAGCGCAATGACGACAAGTACCGTCTGCAAAAGATCGAAATTGACAAGATCAGGGACAGCGAGGATTTCAGCGAGTTTGACGAACTGACCAAGATGTACGTCAAAACGCACAATGATTTCGAATCGGCGCACGTCGAGGAGCCTGACGATTTCGCCTTGCCGATTGATGTTGCCGATGTTGACTTGACCCGCCCGCCTGGGTTTGTTGGCCGGGTGACGGATTGGATAGACGGCCAGTGTCGCTATCCTCGTCGCAGGCTGGCCGTAGCGTCTGCACTGACGGCCATCGGCAACATTGGCGGCATGTCACATTATGACACCCGTGACGGGATCACGGCCAACTTGCTGACATTCTGCGTTGCCGCATCCAGCACCGGCAAAGAGGCTGTGATGCAGGCATTTAATGATTTGCACTCGGCAGCGGGTGTTCAGCGCGGGTTGCAAGGGTCCATCAAGTCTGAACAGGAAATTTTGCGCAACCTGATCGAGCATCAGGCGTCATTTTATAGCATTGATGAAATCGGAATCTTCCTGAAGAAGATCCGCAGTGCGCAAAAGAGCGGCAACGCGGCCTATCTGGAAGGTGTTTTCGGGGCCATCATGTCGGCCTATTCCAAGGCCAACAGCAGAATGCTTTTGGGCGGGGATACGTCACGCGAGTTGCGCAAGCAGTTCATGGCGTCTTTGTCCCGAGCCCAAGAAAATGACGACGAAGACGCCGAGGCCAAGGCGATGCAAATGTTAAGCCAGGTTGATGAGGGTCTTTTCCGCCCGTTCATGTCGATCATGGGCTTCACGACGCCCTCCACGTTCGATGGCATGATGGACGGTGAAACGGCCACACAGGGCTTTGTTGGCCGCTCTATCATCATCTCTGAGCGCGACATAAATCCACGCCCACGGAAGCAATTCAAGGCGGCTGATATGCCGATCATGATGACTGGCAAGCTGGGCGTCATTTACAGCGGCTCAGAAAACCGCGTGGAATATGTCGATAACAGGAAGGACATTCACACCGACGATGAGGCAGACGCTGCGCTTGATTTGATCACTGATTGGCTGATTGATTATGCCGAACACATGGGCGAAAAAACCGGCGAGGCGTCGGTTGCGATGATCCGCAGGGCTTATGAATTGATCGCAAAGGTCAGCTTTATTCTGGCTATTCCAGACGGCGTTCGGACGCTTGAACACGTCAAATGGGCCTTCGCTTTTGTCAAAGACGAGATGGATTTCAAGGTTCAGTTGGTTTTTGCCAACGATAACTCCAAGGAAAAACCAGAAGATGCGCTGGCTGCGCGGCTGCTAAACTTCATTGATACGGAGAACGGGCTGACCACGGCCATGCTTGCGAACAAGCTGAGGGCCAGCGAGGACGTTGTTCGGACGACATGCGTCCACTTGGAAACCGCCGGTCAGGTCAAGCTGATCGCTGGCCGCAAATATCGCGGTAAGGTTGTGGACAAGTGGTTTCGCGTAGAATAATGGCCGATCTTACTCATAAGATATACACAGCAAAAACGCCGCAAGCCTTTGGTTTCGCGGCGTTTTTCGCCATCATCTATATCACGCATCTTACACGCTATAGACCCACTAATTAGATACCTGAAAAAGACCCCCCTAGACAGCCTCTGGGCAGAGAGACAGCTAGCAGTAGTAGTAGAGTAGTAGTGTTAGATGTATATAATTACTAATTAACTAGCGTTCTCAAGGCCTTAGCGTCTTTTCCATCTATCACATCGTTTGTAAGATGGGATTTGCTTTTGGCATGTGTGCGATGCGTATGATGTAGATGATCGGGCGGCATGTGTGCGATGCGTATGATGTAGATGATGGGGCGGCGGTTTCTGGTTTGACATTATCTAATTTTTCCTTCAATCTTATGAGGGAAAGAAACATGAGGATATTAGTTATGGGTAATTTCAAGATCAGCGATCACGCGGTATCAAGGGAGGCGTCAGCCAGGAACACGCTTCTCCGGCGCATCGCTAAAAATGATGGTGCCACAGTGGCGAGGCTTCGCAACTACATGAGCGGAATTGATGCTGAAAAATTAAACTCCATGATCGAAGACCTCGTTAACGATGGGTTGGTCACGTTCGAAGAAGGTCCACGGGTTCTGAAGTTTTACAAGGCAGACATGAAATGACCCTCAAAAGCCAAGTCGTCGCCAAGCACCCCGACAAGTGCCGCGACAACGCAACACCGAAGCCATGCCTCGCCAAGTACGACAGCGCGACCGCAGCAGCGCTGGAAACGCAAATGATGGGCATGGCCGGACTTGCCAAGAGCGAAGGCCATCGGGGCACGGCACCGGCAAACGACCGAGGGCGAGGCGCAAATAATACGCGGGTCTTGATCGGCACGACAATCAGAGCCAGCATCGAGGCGCTGTTGGCAGAGCGCGGGCCGATGACGACGAAC